TCAATCCATAACTGTTCACTTTCACAAGAGAAGACTCACAGAAGACCAAGATTTATATGTTAGAGAGGGTGATTTTGTGCTATATGGAGACTCTTTATACGAAATAGTCACTCTAGAGGAGACAGCATTGCTTTATGGCCAGATTGATCATAAGTTAGAGATATCAGCTAAGTGTATAAGAGCACGCGAGGGCCTATTTGATGCCACCTGATCGTACATATACAGAAATTAAGGATGCCAACGACAATTTAAAGGAAGTTTCCTTTATGCCCTCGACTATAGAGACGGTTGACAAGGCTTTCTTTAACTATGTTGATAATACACTGAATTTATCTGTTACCACAAACAAGGGATTTGAAAAGGTTTCAGTTTTATGGGTATCTGCGGAGAGGGCGTTTCAAATTAAGCGAGACAAAGGTCTCAGAAACGATAAAGGAATCCTAAAGTTGCCCCTTATGACAGTAGAGAGGAAAGGAATAAAAAAAGACCCGGAAATGAAAGGCGTAGCTTGGGCTCATATACCCGAAAGAAATGATGAAAAAGGTGGGGCGATTACAGTTGCAAGGAGAGTAAAGCAAGACAAGACTGGAAACTTTCTAAATGCCGACGCTTATAGGAAACACGGGTCTATGAGCGCAGCTACAGCAGGAGAGGGACAATTAAACTTTCCTTTTAGAAACCCAGGAAAAGTTGTATATGAAACGATTACGATGCCAATGCCAACGTATATAGTGGTCGATTACAGCGTTGTTATAAAAACAGAGTATCAACAGCAAATAAACGATCTTATTACTCCATTTATTACTAAGACTGGACAAATAAATAACTTTTTTATGAAGCACGAGGGACACAAATTTGAAGGATTTATTCAGGGAGACTTTAATCAGGAAGGCAACGCCTCTCAGTTGAATGAAGAAGAACGTGTGTATGAAACTGCTATTAGCATTAAAGTGCTAGGATATCTAATTGGAGAAGGGCCTAACAGAGAGAGACCAAAATTGTCAATTAGAGAAAATGCTGTGGAAGTGAAAATACCCAGAGAGCAAGTTATTCTGGGAGATATACCTGAGCATAATCCCGCTAGACTGACCAAACCTTTTTATAGAGAGTAATTTAGGTCTTTGCGTATTTAAAATACTATTTATTACGTAAAGACATCTATTTAGGAGACCTTACCCTATGGCCGAAAGAAAGTTTAGATTTGTATCGCCCGGCATATTCATTAACGAGATTGATAATTCCCAGCTACCCAATGACCTACCCGATGTTGGTCCTATTATTGTTGGCCGTGCAGAACGTGGCCCCGCGATGAGACCTGTTAGGGTTGGGTCTCCATCTGAATTCGTTGAATATTTCGGCAATCCAATTCCTGGTGGTCGCGGCGATGATGTCTGGCGTGATGGTAACTATGTTGGCCCAACTTACGGTGCTTATGCTGCGATGGCATACCTTAGAGCAGGAGTTGGCCCGGTTAATTACATCCGTCTCCTTGGGACACAGCATGCTGAGGCAACCAGTAACTATGCTGGATGGAAGGCCGGGGGAGCAATTCCTACCAACGCTACAACCACTAATGACGGGGCGTTTGGATTATTCTTATTTAATTCAGCTTCAGCAGGTATGATAGACACAGATGTAGGGAATGGAAGGTTGGCAGCCGTTTTTTACACGGATAACTGCACTGTTGCCTTGAGCGGAACTAATTCGTCTCCTGCGGGAATTGCTGACGAGGGAACATTAGGCTTTATCGCCTCGGTGGGCGCAGGGTTAGAATTTAAATCCACCATCAGCGACGGCACAAGTACCTATACAACTACTTTCAATTTTGACAGGAACTCCTCCAAATACATTAGAAAAGTTTTTAATACCAACCCCCAGCTCCAGGGCGGTTCTGGTCCGCACACGGTTACAGGAGACGTACCTAACTTGGGCAGTAAATACTGGCTTGGGGAGACCTTTGAAAGGTTTGCCACCACCACTACAGCCAACGATGCCACAGATGGCTTCATCTCGGACACTGCGGCCGGGAAGGTATACGGAATTATGGTTCCTCTGGCATCTGACAACACCGCAACCAATAATTACAGCTATAGACATAGAGGGTTCAGTGACCCAGAAACAGGTTGGGTTTTCTCGCAAGACACCTCAACAAACTACTCTGGATTTGACGCTCAGACGAGAACACAAAATCTTTTTAAAATCAAAGCTCACAACCATGGAGAATGGGCGGCTAGATCGCTAAAGATTTCTATCTCTGATATAAAAGCTTCTAGAAATGATATAGACTCATATGGAACTTTTACAGTCCAGGTTAGAAGTGCATCTGATAGTGATAACGTTCCGGGAATAATCGAGCAATTTACAAATTGTAATCTCAACCCTTCGTCTGAAAACTACGTAGCGAAGAAGATTGGCGATAGGTATATGACTTGGGATAATACGCAAAAGAGACTTCGTCAGTATGGCGAATTTAACAATATGTCTAAGTACATTTATATTGAAATGAACTCTAACGTATCCGACGGCACAGTAAGCCCAGGGTTACTTCCGTTTGGCTTCTACGGGCCCATCAAGCCACAGGACTTTACTGTTTTCTCGGGGAGCACAGCGACGTTTGACTCTGGTTCTACAAGTATAGCCGGCACGCAGATCGTTACATACGCTACGGGAAGTTCAGCCCTGGCGGGAGGCATGGCAGCAGACAACGTGGTAGCTAATGCTTTCATGGCAGTCGCTGCTGCTGAAGCGGCCGGCAATGAATTTACAGCTTCTTTCCTTTTCCCCCAAATCTCCACAAGAAGAAGCGCGTCAGACGGGGGTCTCTCAGACCCCACAAATGCTTATTTTGGGATTCAGACTACTCTTAGCTATGATAGCAAAAGACACGACCCTGGGTATGTTGATTATCTAAGAGCATCTCCGGGTAGTAGTGCAGCTTTCACCCCAACTGGCAATACAAAGACGGAATATTCTTTTATCTTTACCCTAGATGACATTAGTGGATCGCAGGGTGTATTTGTCTCTGGTTCGAGAGCGTCTAACACTTCATTATCTGCAATCAATTCCTCACACACGGCAGCTCTAGATGACGGGTATGATAAATTTACAATGCCACTCTGGGGTGGGTTTGACGGCATTGATATTCAAGAGATGGAGCCGTTCAACAACGTAGACATCGCATCAGATTCGACTGAAAAAACAAGTTACGCCTACTACACCGTCAAAAGGGCGATTGATACTGTTGCTGATCCTGAGTTTGTCGAGGGGAATATACTTAGTGTCCCAGGTGTTTGGCAACCCCTTGTAACAGATCATGTGATTGCCGTCGCTGAGTCTAGAGCTGACTGTCTTGGAGTTATAGACATCGAGAATGTTTACACCCCCAACACAGAAACGACAAATACATTTGAAAATAGGTTAGGCTCTGTCACAACAGCGGTGAACACACTAAAGGATAGAAGAATTAATACTTCTTATGCGTGTACTTTTTATCCATGGGTCCAGATTAGGGATGACATCTCTAACGCGACTATTTGGGTCCCGCCGTCTGTTGTGGCAATTGGAACGTTTGCCTCCTCGGAGGCAAGAGCAGAACTCTGGTTTGCTCCTGCTGGCTTCACCAGGGGTGGGCTAAGTACTGGTGCTGGCGGGTTCCCTGTTCTATCTTGCACTGAAAGGCTGCGAAGAGAAGACAGAGACGACCTTTACACGGCTAATGTCAATCCAATTGCTACATTCCCGAGTGAGGGCATCGTGGTCTTCGGCCAGAAGACATTGCAGGTCACACCAAGTGCGCTTGACCGGATTAATGTCCGTAGGCTTATGATTTTCCTCAAGAAGAGAGTATCCAGGATTGCTTCCGGTATCCTATTCGACCAGAACGTCCAGACTACTTGGACGAGGTTTAAGTCAGAAGTCGATAAGTTCCTTGGGTCGGTGCAGGCCAGGTTAGGCCTTACGGAGTTCCGAGTGATTCTTGACGAGTCAACTACCACACCTGACTTGGTAGACAGGAATATTCTGTATGCCAAGATTTTCCTCAAGCCCGCCAGAGCAATTGAATTTATTGCAATTGACTTCTTCATAACAAGAACTGGGGCGTCTTTTGACGACTAGAGATAAAAAAGAGATATAGGGAGTAACTGTGAGAAAAATAATTACAAAAGCAAGACTAAAGCAGATTGTTAAAGAAGAATTATCTACTATTCTAGAAATGAAGAATTTGTCTACTTCTGAGCAGGAGCGACGGAGAGATTCAAAAATAGCTT